TTAGCGGTTCAAAGCCCTGACGTAGGCCTGACACGCCTGCAGGGCGATCAGTCCCTGGTCGCCGGCATCGGTGATGCCGATAATTCGTTGAGCATGCGCCGGGTCAAGTCGGGCTCGCGGGGCTCCATGAACCACGCCGCCGGTGGCGGGGGTGGCAGGCACCGGGCAGCCGCCGGCGCTGTCATCGGCGGCGAGGAGGACTGACAGGCGCAGATCAGCAGTGGCAAGACGGTCGCGCAGGCGACCTTGATCACGTTGTGCATCGTTCAAGGCTCGGTAATGGGTTTGGTCGCTGGCTTGCAACTGTTGCTCCAGGGCCAGGCGTTTGTCCTGCTCGTCCCGCTGCCGGGCAGCGGCCGCCAGGTTCAGCTGACTCAGCGCTTCGCCGTGCAGCCTGGCCTGCTCCGCCAGTTGCCGGCCAAAACGCCACTCCTGAACCTGCCAGGCCAGCGCCCCCGCGACGCCGGTCACCACGGCCAGCAGCACGACAACAGCCATTGCCCGGTAAGACAGGGGCATCAGGCCGAAGGCTGGCATAACACCTCCCGCGCCCGCGCCCAGAGCTGCAGACGATCCTCCAGGCCGTTCAAGCCGCCGTTGATACGACGGGTGATGCTGTTGAACTGGTCGCGGTCGGCCAGTTCGTTAAGACCGTTCTGCTGCCAGAACCAGGCGGCCGACTCGGCGGCCCACTGCGGCTGTTCCAACAATTCGGGCAACGCCAGCAAACGCTCGTCACCGAACAGCCCAAGGCTGCATTGCCGGTAGTTGTTGCGACCGGTGACCTGGATCAGACCGCGGCCACGGTATTTCTGGCCGTCGCCATCGGCCTCCGGGGTATTGCCCAGACGGGCCGCCAGGCTGCCGGTGTCGTATTTGCTCAGGTACTGGTCATTGCCCAGCTCCCGCACATAACGCAACTGCCCCGACTCATGACCGACCTGCGCGAGGAAGGCGGCCATGCGTTTGGGTGTGTTGATATAGCGGTGCGCCATGGCGGTGTTAAGCGCAGAAACAAAAACGCCCGCTTGGGAGCGGGCGTTGGGCATGATCTTGAGGAGTTGTCCCTCGGTCACAGACATCAGTGTCTCCCTGACTTGGGTTCATTTGGCACGGAAGAAAGATCGCAAGGCATTCAACCGGCCACGGGGGGCATCCAGCGTTAGCACTGGCCACTCAATTTCAAGCGGATAACCCGGCTGCTGCTCGATACGGTTCAAGGCAACGCAATAGCGCTTCCACTCCAGTAAGGCAGATTGTTCCTCGGATGAGGCTTCTCCCAGTTCAAGGGCGTATTGAAGTGGGGCTATGCGTAGCGACGCTTCACGTAAACGACTATCGCGCTCCGCCTGGGCGTTTTTACTCTCAGCAGCAGATTTCGCCTCTTCATCCAGCTTCCAGTCACCCTCTACCCATATAAAGTGCTTACCCGGCCAAGGCTTGTCGGTAAAACCAACAGGTAACTCCCCAAGTTCTGTCCACTGCGTCAATGTGCCTGTTTGTATGTGGTAGATCGCGCCGCGCCGATCAGGTAACTGTACTGGGGCATTATCTATCCACGCCCATACGCAACCACTTTCAGGTTCCGGAAGTTCATGAGGCAACTCCACCGCGTTACTCGGTAACTGCACACCGAGACCAGGAACCGATGGAAACGTCACCGGCCCCACTAAGGCTTGTACTTGATTGATTAGATAATTAGCCATAAAAACCTCAAATAAGCTTGATTCGCCCCGGATAAGCAACGTTTCGGGGGCGAGCAACGCCGCTGTGATTCATCAATTCAGCATCAGGTAGTCTTGTCACAGTAGAGGCATCCGGCCAGATGTACTTAACAGTACATCCTGGATATGCAGAAAAATTACCAATATCGAAGCCCAGTTGCTTTCTCTGATTAAGCATGTCGGTAGCAAATATGATGTTGTCTCCTATGCCATTATCCCCATGCACCAGGGACCCCGCCTGCCATGAACCTGGAGTACGACCGGAGTCGACTGTATTGTCCTCGGACCAGACCCGCAGAAACTCACCACGCGCCTCGGGTGTCCGGAAAGTAGTAACCCCATCCCCGGGAGACCAAGCCCCAGCTCGGTCACTTTCAGGACGTAACATTCCAGACTGCTGGGCGTGATCCCACAACCAGGGCCATTCCGTACGTTTCAGGGTTGATCCATTCAAGGCACCATACCCACCAGGGGCCAGAACCACCGTAGTTTCAAATACAGGTCGCCCCAGAGCGGTGCCATCAAATCGTCCGACCGGCCACCAACTACCGCTCCCATCACTGCGTAAATGCCACCAGTCACCAGCCCCCATAAGCACCAGGAAGGGATAACCAGCAGGACGCAAATGGGTGTGGAACTTGATGTTGTCAGTCCCCGAACATTGCACCACCAAGCGATTACCGCTGTTGTCCACGCGGCGCACAATAACGTCACGTACACCTAAACCTTCGTTGCTGGGAGGAAGCGTTATCGAAACTGTATCTGCCGCACCATTGATGAGTAGCAAACCCAGTTCGTCAGACTCCAGCAATCTGGAAACTGTAATATTTTTCACGACTGAAAGCATCGGGCTTGCTTTACCAACAATAACTTGCAATGCCTTCAGCAACTGAGCGTTGTCGTTCTCATCCGGTGCTATTCCTGCGCTTTTTACTACCGCCAGTATCTCTTGAGTTACACCATTGCCCCATGCTGCAGGAATCAGTGATCCTGGAACACCAGAAATGGCATTTTCATCGATAAATCGGCCATCTACCAAGCCAACACTTGGAACACTATTCGGATAATCCATTACTTAAACCTTCTACCTCGAACACGACTGATCTTACCCAGACATCTTCCCTCCACCAGAACTGGCACACATGAAACATGCTTCAACCCAGCAATACCATCGGATAAAAACAAATCAACCCGTACATCTGGGTAGAAAGGCCAGAAATCATTTTTAATGAAAATACTAATATCCCGGCAATCACTCGGGTGGCGCTGGACGACTTTCTGGATTTGGAAAAACTGGGAGTGGGGCCAGTCACGTAAAGACTGAATACAATTCAGAAACTCATAAAACTGAGCCTCGGAAAGCGTTGTATTTCGATTAATCAACTGCTCATCGAAATGGCGTTCGCAAAGCGGGTTCAGTAATCAGCATGGATGGAAATCCTCGAATGCAAACGTCTGCAAGCTGACCTCACTCACCGGGAGCCTCGGGCCACTCCACAGCCGTTGGAAACCCTTCTTGCTCCTGTACTCGCGACAGCAGTACCCGGTACTTTTTCCAGGCACTCAGGGAGACCTTCTTGGTGGCCAAGGCCGCGATTTCCTTATCCGTGGCAATTTCAAGTTCCACGGAGTCCTGCAGGATATTCACGTCAGCCTGCAACTTCTCGATCACGGAGTTGGCGACAGCCGTCAGTTCGGCGCGTTGTAGCAGCATATTGCTCTTAATCACATCAACCCCCGGCTCGGCGATATCACCAAACTCCAAAGCCACTGCACGATCAAATAAGTCCCGACCATGAGATTCCGGGTCATTTGGAGAGGCGGTAAATATAATTTCGCCAAGAGAGTCCTTGGTATCTTCAAATGTCACATACAGGTTAAGCGTTGTATGTGCCACGTCATTCCAGCAAGGTGTGTGAGCACTTAGTACTTTCATCATCTCAAGAAACCCTCAAGCATAGAGTTGTAGAGTCGGAGCTCGCGCCGTCTGTATTTCTGACCCCACCCATAATTCGCCAAGTGCCAGCAGGTGCGCCGCCCCAGTCATTGCCATCCGAAGCGGCGTACCTGCAATTCACACCCGCCACGAGAGAGCTAGGCCCGGTGCCGCCACCGCCGCCAAGAAGCAGGAGCGCATAGGAGCCAACCGCGCCCGTGCCGGCCGTGGCCTGCGCAGCTACCGCCTTCCAGTTACCAATATGGTCGGTCCAGATAGCCCCAAGATCGGTAGCATCGACTTGCGCCTTGAGACCCGAGCCGTCGGACCAGCCCAGCATTACCACATTAGAAGTCTGACCATTCCCCCCACCCTGGCGTACAGGGGTGTAGCCGAGCTTAAGTTGAAGAGCATAAACACCATTATCGGAAGCCCTTCTGAAGTAGGGAGTGTTCGGGTCATTACTTGCAAAACCGGCATAGGTAATCCCATCCCTTAGAACACGCTCTCCTAAAAAGGAATTAACCTGAGTCGCGGTATATGCGTCGGTAATGCCATAACCACCCAGAGTAGTCGCAGCCCTGGCCAGCCCCACATACTCGTTATTATTTTTATTGCGCATATAAGGAGCTGCCGAATTACCGCTGGCAAAACCGGCAATAGAGCAGGCATCGGAACTGATCTTGGCATCCAGCAACCCATTGGTCGCCGTCTTGTTGTACACCTCGGAAACATCGGCCTTTTTCGCAGGATCGAAGTTTCGCGAACACCACAGGCTGCCGAAGTTGGTGGCATCGACCTGGAGAAGAACGTTCTGCCCATCCCAGCCGATATAGACCGAGTTGGTTAATTGGGTGCCGACCCCGCCCTGCTTGACGAAGGCATTGTTCGCCGCCGTTTTGCTGTAAGCATCAGTAATCGCATAACCATCCAGGGTCGTCGGGTTCGAGCCCGAAGTCACCTGGCCGCGTGTATTGACCACTACTTTCCGGTATTCCCCGGCAGCCACTCCGGTAGCCCCGGCCATCAGTTCGAAAACCAAAGGCGTGGCACCGACGGTAATCGGCCCTGGGGTGGTCATTTGCCAGATACGCGACTTGTTAACTTGTCCTTCATCCGTCCCGACAATAAAGTTGGACGTCACCTGATAATCCAGCGCCGCATCCGGTGCTCGTGACCAGGAATCGGCCGAAACGATATAAAGCCCGTTCTGCGCCGCATTCGCCTGGTCCTTGACCAGTACACGATCGGCGACCGTGAGCTGCACGCCATCGATGGCTTGCAGACCGCTCAAGGCAACGGAGCCGGTGGTGGCAACACGCACGGAGTCCTTGAAATCCCGGGCAGCGAAACTCTGGATCGCCTGCAGCAACTGAGTGGTCGATGCCTCGTCAGGGACCAGGCCGGCCGATTTGATGACGTTCAGGATTTCCTGGGTAACCGCATTGCCCCAGGTAGCGGGAATCAATGATCCCGGGGTACCTGCCACCGGATTTTCGTCGACAAACTTCCCATTCAGCAGCCCGACACCGGGCGTGCTCTTTGGATAATCCATTGCTCTATTCTCTAGTCATAATTGATGTTCGCCAGCCCATGAGCCGGACTGCTGGAGCCGAAACGCCGCTCCAGTGGCAGCGTCCGTTGGCGTTGAGGGGTCAAGGGAATTGCGCCTTCCAGGTACCGAAAAGATTGAGCGTCCCGCGCGAGGCGCGAGGAGCCCGACAACAGAAGTGCTCGGCTGCGGGCTATTTCCGTGCTCTGGCTACCTATGGCGAGCAGGCCATAGCACTGAGCCTCGGCGAACCGCTGGCCGCCTGGGCGGCCTTGGACGGCTGCTTGAAATGCAACACGGCGTTCCCGCTCAGTCGCTGGCAACCTTGCGAATCGCCTCGATCGCTGCCTCACATAGGTCTTTCGCAGCCTCCTGCTTACCCTTGCTGGCCTGAACCCGGATGCGCTCTTTTGCCTGCAAGCGCAGCGTGCGAAGTGCGAGCAGCTTGCTGTTGAGCTCGGCTGCCTTGGCGAGAATCTGATCGGCCGCTTCCCTGGCGGTACGGCCTTTCACCACCCAGGCGCTTACCGCGAGGGGCACTGCTTTTTTCGGGTAGCCGGCCTCCTTGAACGCCTGGGCGTCACTGGCGGCCTGGGCATACTCCATGGCACGCAGCGGGTCACCGCCGAGCATCTGCCGGGCAGTGTCAGCCTCTGCGTCCACTCGCCGGCAAAGTTGCTCCGCCTCCTGTTCGGCGATGATCGCGGCCTTCAGGGAGTCCAGCGACCACTGGCTACCGTCCCAGTAATGAGCAGCGGAGGGTGGAGGTCCATCGACCCGAGTCAGTTCGCCATCCAGTACGAAATGCAGTGCCTCCTTCTGCTTCCATTGCTCGGCCGTCACCGGCAGGACGCTGTTGCCCTCGTCTGTCGCCGCGTAGGCCAGTACTTCAGTGTCCTGCCACTCGATGACCACCCCGGACGCAAGGCAGTAAAGAACTTGCTTACTCATATGCTCACCACTCAATGATCATCAGACCAGGAGCACCGCGCCCCCCCGAGACGGCCAAGGCACCAGACACATACCAACCTCCCGCGCCGCTGCCGCCAGCGCCGAAGCCGTAGGCATCCCGTGCCGCGTACCCTCCCGATGTTCCATATCGACAGGCACTGCCACCGCCACCGAATGGCCCGCTTGCGCCAGCCCCCGACAATCCCGCCGTCACCTGGGCCTGAGAGTCAGTAGCATCGCCACCGGCAGGAAATCCCTCTCCCCCTCTTGGACCAGCCACACGGTCCACGGGAAGATTTGCCCCCGAATTGCCTGCGCCTCCGCCACTCAGCACCAGCAAAGCGCCTCCAACCCCCACAAGCGTGTTTCCTCCGCTTGTCGGGTTGCTGACTCCGCTGACGCCACCCACACCCGCCGCTCCAATCGTGATAGGGATCACTTGGCCAGGAGCGACGGTGACGGGTACCTTGATGGCCGGCTGGCCTGCCCCGCCGCCGCTGCCACCGGATGCGGATCCGGTGGTTCCAGCTGGACATGAACCTCCCCCGCCCCCACCCGCACACCCACTCAGCCAGATCTTCGTCACGCCCTCTGGCACGGTGAAGCTGCCATTGGCGGTGAAGCGCTGAATGCCGAGCCCTGCGCTCTTGCGGCTGATGCTGCGGATCGCGCTCAGCAGTTGCGTCAGGTTCGCCTCGCTGGGCGTCAGGTCGGCCGCCGTGATCACGGCCAGCAGTTCCTGGGTCACCCCATTGCCCCAGTCCGCCGGAATCAGCGATCCCGGGGTGCCGGTCAGCGGGTTCTCATCGACGAACCTGCCGTTGACCAACCCGGCACTGGGCACACTCTTCGGATAATCCATCGGTCTATCCCCTAGTCATAATTGATATGCACCCGCGTATGGGCCGGCGCGCTGCGGTGGATCTGGCATTCCAGGGCCGAGCCCGGGTTCATGCCGAAACGTTCGCCCCAGTAACTCGCGCCAAAGCGGCGGCCCAGGAGCAGTCGTCCACCGGTATTGAGCGTCCACATGAATTGCGCCTGCCAGGTGCCGAAATGCGCTTCACCAAACCGTGCGCGGCCCATGCGCGGGGCTTCGTGCTCGGTGATGGTGGCGTTCGGATAACCCTGGCTGCGGGCGATCTCGACGTAGTAGGCGAGCGCCTGGCTGCCGACAGCCAGCAGCCGCCGGCGCACGGCCAGGCGGCGGTCGTCGAACAGTGGAGTCGCACCCAGGCAGGGGTCGGGCAGGTTCATCACCCGCTCCCAATCCGGTACCAGCTCGCTGGCGCCCGCCGGGTCCATTTCATTGAGCAGGTCGGCAGCGCGGGCGTCGAGGCGGGCCAGTTCCTGGGAGACGCCTTCGAGCACCTCCTCGAGCTCCGGCACCCGCTCCGGGTCCCAGGCCGGGCCGCTGGGCAGCAGGCTGCGCAGCTGGCTCTGGTATTGCGCGGCGGTTCTTACTCCAGCCATACGCAACCTCCGAACGTCAGCAACTGGTTACTGGCGGCGGGAACATCCGCGGCCGGCGCGCTGAGCCGGTGATCGTTCTCGCCGGCGGCACTGCTGATGGCCTCGCGGATATGGCTGATCAGCAAGGTGTCGCCCAGGCCGGCTTCGCGGTTGTGCAGATCGCGCAACTGGGCCTCGACCGCCGCGCGTACCGCGCTGGTGTCCGGAGACAAGCGCAGGCTGTAGGTCACGGGCGACTGCTGCGGCGCCAGCACATGCAATTCGGCCGTCACCGGACGCAAGGGTTCGATGTAGGTCTTTACCTCCGCCAGTTGCTCGGCATTCGGGATCGGTTGCGCATCGTCGTCGCGCATCACGAACAGGCCCACGGTGCCTGGCCCCAGGTAGCTGCCACGGCACCACGCCCGGGTAATCCCCGGGCACTCCAGCGCCCAGGTCTCATAGTCCTGGGCCGAGCCGCCGTGGGGGATGATGCGGTAGGAGCGGATCACCCGGGCACGCAGCGATTCCAGGCTTTCCGCGGCGACGCCGCCGCTCAGGCCGGGGGCGAGCACGGTGAAGCTGTTGCCGATGCCCTGGATCGGTTGCACCGGGATCAGGTTCAGGCCGGCCTCGGCATTGCCCAGGGTGCCGGCGTCGAGGGCCTGGACGGTGGTGCTGTTGCTGCCGGCGCTGGTGGTGCGGGCGGCGGTGACTTTGTAGGTGCGGCCGTCACTGGCTTGCAGCAAGGTATCGACGTCCAGCACCGCGCCTGCCGCCGCCGTGAAGCTCACCGAACCGCTCGCCGCCTGGGCGGCCTTGCGCGGCTGGTTGAGGCGCAGCGCGGCGATGCGTTCCAGGGTCGACTCGTCGGCCTTGTCCGGCAGGATCTGATCGGCGATCCAGTCCAGGTAGCCGTAGAGGCCATAGGCGGCGCCACCGAGGGTACGGGCCAGCACTTGCGCATCGGACTGGCGCAGCGCATCGCTGGCCAGGTCGCTTTGGGTGCGCTTGATCAGCACCGGCAGCGAAGGGGTATCAAAGGGCATAGGTCACCTGCCAACTGTTATCGGGGTTGATGTCCAGGCGTTCACCGTTGGCCAGGACCAGCGTCGTGCGCAGGTTCAGGCGCTGGTCGTCGAGACGTTCGCTGATGATCTCGACCGCGCTGCAATGGCCATCGTCGATCAGCCATTGCAGGGCTTCGCGGGCATAGAACTCGGCGTCGAGCTGGGTCTGGCGGGTCAGCTTGACCCGCCGCAGCAGCCACAGACGCGAGCCGATGCGGTCGTCGGCCACGGTGGGAAAGCTGTCACCCCACCAGCCGAAGCGCTCCTCGTCGTCCAGCGGGTCGTCGTCCGCCGCGCGACGCCAGGTGAACAGGCTGATCAGCACGGAACGGGTCAGTGCGCGGTGCAGGTCTTGGCTGATAAACATCATTGGCCTCCCGCCGGCGCGCCGGTCTGCCCGCTACCCGACTGCACGCCGCCATGCACGTGCTTGATCTGGCTGATGCCGCCAGCGACCTGGTCGCCCTGGGAGACGATCTTGCCGGTCTGGGTCAGGGTCGGGGTGTCGATATGCACCGCGCTGCTGGCGCGGATATTGAGGGTGGCGGTCTCGATGTCGATGATCCGCCCACGCTTGAAATGAATCTTGTCGCCTTCGTCGGTGTAGATCGCCACTTCGCCGGGGGCCAGGGCCTTGAGGCGAAAACGGCGGTCGGCGACCACCAGCACGATGGCATGGGAGCGATCGCCGCCGAGAAAGGTGGCGATGCCTTCGGCGCCGGCCAGCGGGTTGCTGGTGAAGCCGTAGGGTTCGAAGTGCTCCATGTCGTCGTTCACTTCGCCGGCGGTCAGGCGCATTTGCAGCGATTGCAGTTTGTTGGCCGAGTTGGCGAGCACGACGGTGCCGCGCGCCAACAGGCGTGTCAGTAGGCTCATGGTTTTTTCCTTGCCCCTTGTGCAGGAGCGAGCTTGCTCGCGATAGCGGCCTTACAGGCACACCGTGTCGCCCCCCATCGCGAGCAAGCTCGCTCCTACATTACCGGGGGTTTTAGGCTTTCGGTGGCACCGGACTGGCGTCGAAGGTATGGGGCGGCGCCACCTGCAGGGTGGTGATCGAGCCCTGCTCGGAGAGCGAGTAGGTGACCTTGGAAATCAGCAGGTCCTGGTCGAAACCCAGCACCGGGTCGATCACCCGCACCAGGGTGTTGTGGCGCCACAGCTCGCCGTTGCTCTGGCGCCAGCCCTGCACCTTGTAGGTGCTGGTCAGGGCCTTGCCGGTGCGAATGGCGCTTTCCCAGTCGGCCCTTTGCTGGGCCAGCTCCTGGGTCAGCTGGGCTGGTTCGTTGATCACCGTGACCCGCTTGCGCTTGGCCGTGCCGTCGCTGGCCACGCCCGACACTTCGCTGACCGCGGCGCCGCTTTTCTGGTCGTTGCCCTTGTGCTGGCCGATCACCCGGTATTCGGAAAACACCTGGCTGAAGTCCATCGGCGCGCTGGCCGAGAGGATGTTCTTGCCCAGCTCCAGCACATCCACCGCGCGCCCGCCACTGCCCGGCCGGGCCAACAGCACCCGGCCTTCGGCGTCGTCGGTGGAGAACACCCGGAACAACGTCAGCAGGCGGTCGATGGACTGGAACACGGTTTCCCCAGGCACGATGCTGTGGCTGCTCAGCCGCGTGGTTTCCGCGATCTCGCTGACCACCCCGACGCCGTAGGACGCGGCCAGGGCCTGGACGATTTTCAGCAGACTCTGCTCGCGCCATTGGCCGGGCTGGTTGATCGCCGCGCAATCCACCAGGTCCTGGGTCAGGGAACTGCCCTCGATGCTCAAGCCGATCTGCCGACCGTCATAGCTGATCGGCGCCTTGAACACATGGCCGCTGAGCAACAGCTCGGCGCCGATCCGCACCTGGCACTTGGCGCCGGGACGGATGCGCTGGTCCAGGGTCTGCCCCGGCCATTGCCAGGTCACGTCGAGCTTGAAGGTGCGAAACTGCCGCTCCAGGTCGGCGCTGATTTCGACACTTTTCCAGCCGCCGTAATCCTGGCCGTCCACCGTCAACAGCACCCGGTTATCGAAGTTGCCCATGGCTCACTCCCCCGCCACTTTGACGTTGGTCGGCGGCAGGAAGCCGGGATGGGCCACGCCGTTGCGCTGCTGCACTTCGGCCGCCCGGGTGGCATCGCCAAACAGCCGATAGGCGAGCACCACCGTCGGCAGGCTCTGCATCGGGTTCTTGACCACCAGCCGCACGCCGGACGAAGCCACCGCGGTGAGGTGGCCGTAGACCAGCTGACGCAGGCCGTTGAGCACCTCGTAATGCAGGGCGTCGGCTTTTTCCGCGGCCTGCCAGATCGCCTCGTTGATCGCGTTGCGCAGCGCCAGCACCTCATCGGCCACCGGCACTTCCGCGCGGGTCACCGGCTGGATCGCCTGCTTGGCCAAAGGCGGCGTGCCGCTCAGCTTGACCGCCGTGGTTGCCACCGGCAGCGAGGCCACGGCCTGGGCAATCCGCACCAGCACGGCGTCCTGCACCAGGTCCGCCATGGCTTGCGCCGCGGCGGTGGTGTCCTTGCCGGTGGTGAGTTTCGGCGTGTCGATCTTCTTCACCGCCTCGACCTGCTGCGAGACATTGGCCAGCACGCCGCGGTAACCGTTGCGCGCATAGTCCTTGAGGTCCTTGATGTCCCCCAGCAAGCCCTTGAACTCGGCGCTCACTTCCTTGGGCAGGTCCTTGATCGCCCGCACCAGCAGGTTGAGATCGCGGTAGGTGTCGATCAGCGGCTTGAGCTCCTGCTCGATGGTCTGGTAGACCTCCTTGAGGCTGTTGCGCAGGTCGGCGATGCCGATGCGCGCGGCCTTGACCAGGGTCATGGCCTCCTCGAAGCGGCGTACCGCCGAGCCTATAAGGCTGTCGGCCGACACCAGCAACAGCTGGCGGGTGTTGACCGTGGCGCTGGGGAACTGCAACGGCTGGTCGGGGTAGAACTTCAGGGTGAAGGTCACCAGGCCGCCGTCCTGGCGGCTCTGGGTCATCTCGCATTCGCCGACCTTGACCTGCAGGCGCCCCAGCCACGGGTGCACCAGTTCACCGCTGCCCTGCTCCAGCGCCTTGAGCAGCTTGTCGCGCTGCTCCAGGCAATCGGCGCCGACGATGAACGCCGTCAGGTCGTGGGTCCGCGCCTGCCGCCCCAGGCTCTCGTAGAACGGCAAGTCACGCTGCGGGTACTCGTGCAACTGGCCCTTGTGGCCGACCGGGGTTTTCGCCTGGTCGACCCAGAACCCGACGCCACGAAACGACGCCGGCAACAAACGATCACGCCAGCTCATTGGAACCTCCTAGCGAAAGTGAGCGGTAGCCGACACGCGACGACAACGCCACGCCGGGTTGGTTGATTTGCGGCGCACTGGTACGCAGGCCCGCCGGGGCGTTTTCGAAGCTCACCGTCAGCCCGCCCTGCAATTGCGTGCGGTTGTTGGCCGCGCTCTGCTGCAGCAGCGAGGTGGAGCTTTGCGGCAGGCCGGCGGAAAGCGCCGAAGAACCCGGCGCCGGCTGGCCGCCACCGAAGAACGCCGGCGCCAGCGCGCCTTTGCCTTCGGCATTGGTTTGCCGCTGCGCCTCGGTGAGGTTTTCCACCTTGCCGGTGACGCGGGCGACGAAACCGGCGAAACCACCGTCGAACAGTTCCCTGATCGGTGCGATCACCGCCTGCAGCCGTTGCCACAGGCCGCTGAACCATTCGGTGATCGGCTCCCAGTTCTTGATGATCTGCCCCAGGGGCGACCACTCGAACAGGCCACGCATGAATTCGATGGCCGGCGCCGCCAGGGCTTTCAACACCTCCCAGAGAGCCGCGAACACATCGCTGATGGGCTGCCAGTTGGCAATGATCTGCCCCACGGGCGACCACTCGAACAGGCTGACAAAAAAGTCCTTGATGACCTGCGCCGCGCTTTTCAGGGTCGCCCAGATGGCGTCGAAGTAGGTGCCGATCGTGCCCCAGTTATTGATCACCATCCCCAGTGGCGAGGTATCGAACAACGTGACGAAGAAGTCCTTCACCTGTTGCGCCGGACCTTGCAGGCCGGCCCAGAGCGAAGCGAAGTAAGCGCTGATCGCGCCCCAGTTGTTGATCACCAGCCCCAGTGGCGAGCTGTCGAACAGCCCGATGAAGAAGGCCTTGACCCGCTGCGCCGGACCTTGCAGGCCGGCCCAGAGCGAGGCGAAGAAACCGCTGATCGCTCCCCAGTTGTTGATCACCATCCCCAACGGCGTCCAGGCGAACAGGCCTTTGAGGAAGTCCATCGCCGGAACGGACAACGCCTTGAGCAACTCCCACAACGCGGAAAACAGGCCGCTCAGGGGCGTCCAGTTTTCAATCACCAGCCCCAGCGGCGTCCAGGAAAACACCTGCTTGAAGAAGTCGACCACGGAAGCGGCCATCGTCTTGAGCTGTTCCCAGAGGCCGGCAAAATAGCCGGTGATCGCTCCCCAATTGGCGATCACCATTCCTAGCGGGGTCCAGCCGAAGACAGTCTTCAACCCCGCCATCAGTTGCACGGCGGCGTCCTTGATGCTCGCCCAGAGGGTGACAAAAAACGCCGACAGCGGTTCCCAGTTGGCCACGATCAGGCCCGCCGCCACCGCGATCCCCAGGGCGATCAGGCCGATGGGCGAGGCCAGCAGGCCGCTGCTGAACAGGGTCACGGCGGACGAGGCCAGGGTCATGGCGCCGCGGATCGCGGTGAAAGCCAAGGCGCCGGCGGCGAGGCCCTGGACCAACTGCGGGTTGCTTTCAATGACCTTGGCCACAAAGCCCAGCAGCGGTTGCACGGCGGTCACTACCGAGTTGACCGCCGGCAGCAGCGCGCTGCCGAACTTTTGCGAGATGTCGTCGACGCTGTCGCTGAACGCCTTCAGGTTAGTGCCCGTCTCGCCCAGCACATCCTTGGGCGGTTCGATGCCCTGCGCCACCAGCTTGGCCCGCGCCGCCTGGTTCTCGAATTCGATGGCGGAATTGACCCCCGCCACGAAAGGCGCGGCCAGGCCACCGCCCTTGATCAGGCCGGAAAAATCCAGCCCGCCCAGGCCGCTGTCTTCGATGCTTTTCTTGAAGCGGCTGACTTTCGAACGCACCTCGCCCAACTCGGCGTCCAGTTTCTGCATGCCTTGCATGACCACCAGCATATTCACCGTGGTCTGCACGTTGGTCACGCTCAGGCGCTGTTTGATGCTCGTCTGATTCAAGCTTTGATTGATGTTCGCCATCACTGCACCTGCTGCATCGCATTGATCCGTTGCGCGTGCTCCAGGGACTCCCGGAGCACATCCAGTGGCCTGGCCATCATCTGTTCGGGATCAACCTTCCAGAACCAGGCCAGGTCATAGGCAACCGCGATCAGGTCGCTGATGGCTCCGATGCCGCACTCATGAAAAAACTCGCGACCGCCCAGCTCAGGGCGTTGAGGTCAGCCAGGTCGAGCTGGTTGACCGAGGACGGAGGAATGCCGGCACAGACCGCGATGTACTTGGCCGCGACGTCCATGTCGAGGCTGACTTCTTCGCTCTTGTCGATCTTGTACGGCAGCGCCTTGATCGCCCGCACCTCCTGCACCGTCGGGCGGCGCAGGGTCAGTTCGGTCAGCGGTTCGCCGTGGGCTTCGATGGCCACACGCAGCTTTACGCTATCGCTCATTGCCAGGTCCCCTTGATGCCTTCGAACTTCAGTTCGATGCTCGCGTCGTCACCCTTGGAAACCGGTTCTTCCACCAGGTAGGCGCCGGCCAGGACGTAGACCTTGCCGTTGCTGAACTCGCAGGTGACGGTCATGTCGGAACCGGCCACCAGCTGCTTGAGCGGGAAGTCCGGGGTGTGCAGCGCCGTGACCTTGAAGGACGGGGCAATGTCGGTTTCCTTGTAGAAGCCCGGCACGATGGTTTCCCGTTTCACGGACATCAGCGGCGCTTCGCAGCCGCCGTTGATGGTCAGTTGAGCGCCGTCCACTTTGACGTAGCAGGTGCCCGCAATCAGTTGACCCATGGTGTTTCTCCCAAAAAATGAGCCCGCACCAGGCGGGCTGGAAAAGCGCAGTGAAAGAGGCTCGGCTTAGGCCGCCGCGTCGTACTGCAGACGGAATTGGTTGAGCAGCGCGAACACTCGCAGGCCGTTGATGTAGTCCGGCGGGAACAGCACGTTGACCCGGCTCGGGTCCTGGCTGTCGCGCTCGACGATCAGGTGCTCGGCGAACAGCTCGGCGTTCTCCACGTGGCCTTCCAGTTCGAGCTTGGCGTACTGGGCGATCAGCTCGCCGCGGATGGTGCTCGGGGTCACGATCGGCTGGCCGGCGCCGAAGCGGGTACCGTCGGCGGCCAGTTTGTGGCGCCCGTACTTGCTGGTGATCACGCTTTGCAGGCGGCGCACGATAAAGGCCGACTGGTGCATGGTTTCGCTGTCCAGGTAGGAGTTGTCGGCCTGGCCGTAGGCGTTCTTCTGGTAGGTGGTGATCGAACGCTGGATGCGTACATAGCCGCCTTCGTAGTAGGCGGTGGCGATGCCGTAGCTGAGCAGCGATTGACGCTCGGTCAGGGTGAAACGCTCGCTGGCCGGCGCCGGATCGACACCCGGCAGGCTGCCGCTCTGGGTCGGACGGCTGGCATCGGCGGAGATGAACACCGAGGTGCGCGCGGCCAGTGCCGCGGCCTGCACCCAGAACGGCTGCGGTACGCCCGGCTCCAGGGCCTGGATGGTGATGTGCTGGTCGTTGCGTGCTTGCCCTGCCGCCACCAGGGTGCCGACGGTGCCGCGCTTGGCGCTGTAGACGTGACCGAACAGTTGCTTGGCCCAGGACCAGCGACCGGTGCTGTCATCCATGACGGCTTGCCAGGCGTTGAGGGTCGCGGTGTCGGTCCACGGCATGCAGATGAACTCGAAAGGTTCATCGCCCAGGGCCGCCAGTGCGGCAACCTGATCCGGCACGCCGGCGCCGCCGGCCATTTTGCCGACCGTCACGCTCAAGCCGGCCGGGGTTTCTTCGCCATTGCTCTTGCCCAGGCGGTTGAGCTGCAGGCTGATGTCGTTCGCGCTGTCGCCAGTCCATTTGGCGGTCAGGGTCAGGGTGCCTTCGACCGCCGCGGCGCTCACCGGCAGGTCGGCGGCGGCATTGATTTTCAGCGCCAGCGCGCTGGCGGCCTGAGCCGCGGTGGCGGCATTGACGATGGCGGCCTGAACCCGCACACCACCGACATACAGGTTGAGCACGCCGCTGGCGCTGGCGGTGCCGGTGAACTTCAGCTCGGCCTTGGCCACGCTGCCTTCGACGTTGTGCAGCGGCAGGCACCAGATCTCACCGACCGGGTCGGTCTTGCGCCAGGTCTCGTACATGGAAGCGAGCATCGAGCCCTGACCGCCGATGCTCTTGGCCAGCGCGACGCTGGACACCAGCACCAGCTTGCCGGATTCGGCCGGCGCGACATTGTCGTTGACCTGGGCCACGATCAGTCGGCGCATCGCCGAAGAAGCGCTATTGGCCGCCGAATTGTCCATCTCGGCGTAGAACAGCGGAACACGAATGTCCGCCGGAATATTGCTGAATCCGATCGCCATTATTTGGCTCCTTGTGGTTTGGCCGCCTTGGCGGCCTTGAGGGTGATATCGCCATCGGCCAGACGCCGACGCCACCAGGCGTTGTCGTCGACTTCACGGCCTTCCAGCGGCAGCAGGTCGCCGGCTTCGGGGTCCGGCACGGCGCGGCCCGCGGCCGGCAGCACAGTGATGCGTTTGCTCATTGCGTTACGTCTCCAGAGAAAGTCAGTTCCAGGCGCCCGTCGGGCCCCGGGTGTTGCAGGTTGGGGTCCGCCGGATCGATGGCATCGACCCGCACCGTGACCCCGGTAAAGGACGGCAGGCCGTCCAGTTCACGCTCGCGCCAGGTTTCCGCCGGCTGGCTGGCCAGGTTGCGTCCCAGCTGGAACTCGGCGAAAAAGCGCAGCTGATAGAACAACCGCGTGGCGCTGAGCGAAACCAGCTCGCCGCCGTCGTATTCGATCGGGTTGTAGTCCGCGCCCGGCTTGAACCCCACCAGCGCCCGCCACAACTCGGCACGCAGGCTTTCGAGTTGCTCCAGGGCCTGCCGGCCGTCGCTGGCGTCCAGCACCAGGGTGATCGCCAAGCGGTCGCGGATGGCCTGGCGGGTAACGTTCTGCCCGGTGCTCGGGCTGGCCAGATCGGCGATCGGCGTCACATGGGCACTGGGGGTGGGCAACGCGGTATTGCTTTGCAACAGCGCGAGATCGACGCCGACGGCCACCTGATTGGCCAGGCCGGGGCAGTGATCGCGCAGTTGCGTGAGGATCGGAGTGATCTTCATGAAGAAGCTCCACAACGGGGTGAATGGGAAACCTTCAGGCGCGGCCACAAGCGATCGCCCAGGCTGCGGGCGCCCGGGCAACAGGATGGAGTCGTGGAAACAACGGCGCGCAAGATCAGAACGGCCGAGCAAGGCCCGGTAACTAGGGCTGTTGCTCCAGGCAGGTAGCCTCGATCAGGCAGCGATAGTTTTTTTCGCGATTACCGCTGGCAGTCACCTTGTCGATCGACCAGGTGCCCTGCATAAACCCCGGCCAGCTGTTGTCCAGCGACACCAGCCCCTCGGCCGACAGCGCCGGATCACCGGGGCAGTCGATCTTCAACTTGATCGCTTCGCGCTCGATGCGGCGCATGGCGCCCTGGGCTGCGCCGCGGGCCTCGCCCTCTGCCGGGTAACGCTGGCGCAGGACCTGATAAGGAGCCTGCCCCAGGCTGACCACACGCTCCTTGCCAGCCGCCGAATCCCACCAGGTGGCCTTGCAGCCCTTGTGCTTGGCCCGGCCGTTTTCATCGATGCTGGCCGAAATGAACGCCGTATCTCCCGGGCGGTTATCCCGGGTCACGCTCAAACGCACCGGCGAAAGGATTTTCCCGGAGAGCGACTTCGCCTGCCCGCGCAGCGCCAGTACATACATCTCGTTGAACGGTTTGGTGACGGCATCGTGCGGGCGGGCAATACGCGTCAGAAAGCCCATGTCGGTCTCGTTGCACTGATCGACATGCGGGATCGGGATCGAGTCCAGTTCAGGCGCCACCCGCGGTGAAAAACCGTGGCGCGAGGTCAGCTGGCGAAACAGCGCGCCGAGGGTCGTGGGGCCATGGCTGGCGGAGCGGCGCTGCTTGAAGCCGGTCGCATCCGCCACCTTGAAGGGGGCTGCGGTAGCCACCAGGGTCAGGCGCGGCGGGAACAGGTTGGGCGTGCGGCGGGTGATGACGAACTCGCCACGATCCACCAGCCCCGACTCCAGATAGCCCACCCGCAGGCCGACCTTCCCGCCCAGCTCGGGGAGCCCTTCCAGGCCTTCGATATCGAGGGTCAGCGAGAGCTGGTCGGACTCGATGCCCGCGGCGTCGATGTGGGTCCAGCTGATCAGCCGTTCGTTGAGGCGTGCGGCATTGGCGCCGTAGAGCTCAATGCTCGGGGTGAATCCCAGGGTCATGACGCCTCCTCAGTCCCAGGCCGAAACGGGCATTGCAGCCACCGGCCGCGACTCGATCTCGGGCACTGTCACCCAGACACCCGCCGGCAGCACCGGGCCTTTCTCGGCCAGCAGCGGATTGAGGCGCCAGAGCGCTTCCTCGACCGCATCGTCGCAACGTCCCACCTCGCGGTAGAGCAGCAGGTTGACCGAATCGCCGGCAATACTTCGAACTCTACGCATTGACGAATTCCTCGAGGTTGATGGTCCAGTTGATCACCAGCGCAGTGCCGTCATCGATGATGGAAGTCTGCACCTCCGTCACCAGGTTGACGCGCCAGCGCCCCCAGTTGCGACCGATGCCATCCACCAACGGCAAGGGCACGCGAGCGGCCTGCAACTCGCGCAGCTGGTCCAGGCGCGCCATGCCCGTGGCGTACATCGACTTGCCACTGATCTGCAGCGTTTCCAGCTTCTGCCCGGCCTGCTGCGATTTCGGCTTGCTGGTGATGATGTCGATACTGGCCCAGCCACCGTCCGTCTTGCGTTCAAGCCGGTCGTAGGCGAAGCCGGTGGACAAGCCGAAAATGAAATTGCCCAACGCCATCTGCTGTCGCATCACATCACTCCATCGGTCAGGGCCGCGCCGCGCCGTACCGCGAGCGGGTTGCTCATCATCAGGGGCATGACCTGCATCTGCATTTGCTGGATCACCATGTCCACCAGTTGCCTGGAGGTGGCCTGATCCTGGCCGTAGATATTGACGACCGGGGCGAAGGTGACCTGCTGGCTGGAAACCGAGCTGGCTGCGAGGTTCTTGCTCACTTCATCCGGCGACTTCAAGCGGTCCGCCGGCTCGCCTCCCAGGTGTCCACCTGCCTCCTCCCCCAACCGGCCGCCGGCCTCGCTACCCAACCAGCCGCCGATGGCGCCGCCGAGCAATCCGCCGACAGCCGTGCCGAGGATCGGCACGACGCTACCCAGGGCGGCCCCCAGCGCAGCACCGGATGCGCTGCCGGCCCAGGCGCCGCCCAAGGTGCCCAGGCCAGAACCGATGGCCTTGGGGTCGCGGTTGCGCACCCCCTTGAACACATTCACGCCGGCCCTGAGCAGCTTGAGCGGTCGACTGGCCACGCGGCCGGCCACTGAACGCAAGCCGGCGAAACTGCCGCTCAATCCGCGACCGATACGGGAAAGCAGCCCGCCACGCAGAGCTGTTGCAGAGACGGCTCTTTTTGCAGGCTTTGCCGTCCTGGCTTGGTTTTTCTGCCTGTCTCTCTTCTCTTGCCTGTCGCGCTGCCTGCGCTCTCTTCTGTTGGGGCCGCGACTTTCAGTACCGCCCGCAGGGCCGCCACAGCAGCCTGCGCCTTCGCCGAACAGCTTGCCAATACTCGATGGCAGGCTCGGAGCCGCCAGGCTCAACAGTTTTTTCGCCACCTGGGTAAAGACTTCGTCCAGCACCGACTTGAGCAGGCGGCCCACCACCGGTGCGATGGCAGCACCCGCCAAGGCCAGGCCGGCAGCGATCTTCGGAAACTCCGTAGCCAGGCTGCTCAAACCATCGACCACCCCACCGATAGGCACCATCGCCCCTTCCGCCACCGGCGCGAGGGCGGAACCGAACGCGGTGTTCATCCGGTTCAAGCGGGCGTCGAAGGTATTCGCCTGGGCCGATGCGGACTGGCGTACCGAGCCCTTGTCACCCAGCTCGGAGGTGGCGTACTGCTGCTTGTCGGCGACCTGCGCCAAGGCCTTTTGAACTTCAGGCAGCTGTTGCGACAGGCGCAACGCTGCTTCATCCGCGCTGCCGAACAGGGTAGTGGCCAACGCGGAGCGCTCCCGACTCGAAACGTCGGGCGCTTGCAGTGCCTCCAGCACCTTGGTCAGACCACCTGCCCCATCCAGCTTCAGCGGGTCGATGTGCAACCGTTGCAAAGCCACTTGCTGCGCCTCGGATTTGGGTTCTCCCTTGCCCAGCACGGCAGCGATACCTTTCAGCGCGGCCCCGGCATCGGCCTTTTGCGTGCCGGTGTTGAGCAATGCCGCCGTCAGCGCCGCCGCCTGCTCCGGGGCCAGCCCCACCGCCGTGGCGGCAGCGCCATGCCGTTGCAGGATCACCCCGATATCGGCCGCCTCGGCGTCTCCCGGACGCTTGCCGAGGTGGTTGGTCGCATCCGCCAGATCGAGGGCCTGGTTGCGGTCCAGCTTCATCGAGGTGCGCCAACCGGCCAGCATGTCCCCGGCATCCTTGCCCGGCATCTTGAACGCGGTTGCCATGAGCGCGGCATCACCGCCGAATGCCGTCAGGGTCTGCCGTCGGGACGCGCCTTTATCGTTCTCGATCCCTGCTTTGGCCGCGGCGTATTCAAGCTTCGCCAGATCAACCGCCGTGGTTCCACCCGCGGCGATGCCTGGATAACTGGCCATGCGGTAGTTGTCTTGCGCAAGTTCCTCACGCTCATTGCCGGGGAGAGAAACCACCCTCCCCAGATCGGCCAGCGCCGCATCCATCGCCATCGCCGACTTGAACAGGTCAGGCGCTTGAAGCCCGCCAGCGGCCTTGTCCGGGGCTTTAGCCTCGGTCTTGGCGCTGCCGGAGGATGCCAGCTGCAACGGGCGTTGCGACGACAGCGTCAACTTCAACGAGTCGATAGCCGTGGTCAGCAGACGAATGTCCACGCTGGCGGTATTCAGGGCCAGGACGAAGCTGCTGGATGACAGGCCGGCATCCGCCGGGCTCGCCACGGGGGCGCCTGGCTGCATGACGCCGACGGGCGCCAGCCCGTGCTGTTGCACGGTGGCGTTCTTGAGCGAAAACTGATTGTTCGCCATTTCGCTCTACTCCTCTTTCACGCCAAGGCGAGTGATCGCGATGTCGTAGCGGCGCAAGGCCTTGCCAGCGTCCCACTCCAGGATTTCCGCCTCACTTACCGAGTAAATGAGCGGCACCACATCGAGTATCACTTCGATGTCGCGCTCCGAAAGAAGGCCGCCGGTTTGTTTAAAAAATCGTCGATGCGCTCTTGCAGCTGCGTCCAGTCAGGCACGCTGAGCAGCGCCAGGTCGGGCAGCATCAGGCCGGTACAATGCGCGGTGATGAACTCGGCGCGCTCCTTGTTGGTCTTGAGCTTCTTCATCACCTTGGTCGCTCGCAACGCGGGCATTTCCAGGGTCAGGGACGTCAGGCGCCGGCCCGCCACATCGAGCGGCAACAGCAGGTCCACCTGGTCCAGGTCGCCCTGCGCCGAGGTATCGCCAGGGGTGTCGCTGGCCGTTTCAGGCTCGGCGCCCTGCTGGAGGAAGTACGCAGCCGGGCGTGTCGACATGTCATGGACGTACTGCGCGATGCTCACGTAGTCCGGCCGCTTGAGCTGGTCGAGCTCATTGGCCGACAACCCGGTGGCCAGCTTCGCCAGCTCGAAGAACTGATCGTCCTCATCATCGCCGGCGCGGGCCAGCGCTTCTTTCTGCGCGGCGTAGAACAATGGCTTGAGCTGAATCTGCGCGATCTGCGACTCATCGTCAGCGGTAATCGGGCACAGCAGGACATGGATCGGAGGCGTCCAGGACATGAATGAATTCCTTAATAAAGGGGGTAGCAGCGAGTTGCTCGCGATTGGGGATTGAGCGACGACTGTGATGTCGCTGTTGCATTGCCATCGCGAGCAAGCTCGCTCCTACAAGAGTGTTGCAGGGGGTATTGCAAAGGGTGTTGCGAGGGTTACGGCATCAGCACCGCGCGACGGGCGTCGCCGAGGATGTCGACGCCGCTGAGCACGAACTTCTGGGTGCGCACGTCGATGTCGATCACCGGCACGCCGTTCTCGATGCGGTTGTAAGTACGGCAGGCGAGTTCCAGGGTGGTGGTGGGTTTTTCATTCATCTTCATGGCCGTTTCGGCCAGGGATTTCAGCTTGCCACCCACGGTGTGGTAGGTGAACCAGGTCTTGCCATCCTGGTCCTGGCCCGCCTCGCGGACATTGAGCAGGATGTCGTCGCCCAGCTTCACGCCCAGCGCCAGCATGATTTCCGGCCCCAGGCCCTGCAGCTTGAGGGTGGCGGTGAGTGCCTTGCCGCTCTTGGCCATTTCTTCGGCGATAAAGCGCCCACCGGTCATCGCTTCCATTTCGAATTCGATCTTCGGCGGGGTGAACTCTTCCACGGTCGCCGACAACGGCAGGCCTTGCAGGGTGGCCGCGATGGCCTGTCTTACGCGGTTGGTAAACATTAGAGAACATCCTCCAGGAACTGCTCGATGATTTCATCGCGGGCGTTGAGCTGATACACCATGTGCTCGTTCGGCGCGTAGCGGCCGTAGTCGATGACCACGTACCAGGTACCGTTCTTGTACTTCTCGACGCTGTTCAACTCGGGGTGCAGGTACACGCTGCCGCCCGGGATGGTTTCGTCGGCGACCAGGGTCTGCAGCCAGTCGTTGATGCGCTTGACCTCCTGGTCCATGAAGGACTTGGTCAGGTTCTTGGCCATGGCTTTCTGCCCGGCCTTGACCAGCTTGCGGCTGATGGCGTCTTCCAGGCCGACATAGCTGATGAACTTGCCGGTGATGGAGCGGTTACCCAGCAGCGAGAAGCCGCCGAGCACGGTGCGGGCGTAGTAGCTGACGCCGTATCGGTTGAGCAGGTCGCCCTCGGTCGAGGTGTCGAGGATGTTGTATTCCACAGTGCGCGAGACGTCTTCGGCGAAGGTCACCTGGTTGCCCGGGCTCTCCCACTGCTTGACCTTGGCCAGCGCGGCGATGGCCAGGCTCGACGGGGCCAGGAACACGTTCTTCTTCGCCGCCTTGGAGTACACGGCCGGCATGTTGTGCACCACCAGGCAGCGGTCGAAACCCAGGTCCGCGCCGCCCAGTTCCTTGCTGTAGCTCACCTGGTCGGCGACCGAGGCGTCCTTGCCGTCGAGCACCACACGGGCCTTGATGCGCTTGCCGAAGGCAGCGAACTCACCGGCCACCGCCTTGGTGCCGGTAAAGCCCGGCGCGCCGATGATGGTCAGGTCTTCCGGGACACTGCCCAGGGCAGCCAGGCCGAGCTTGCGGCCGGTGGTGGCGTCGACACCGCCGATCACGTTGTTGACGGTGTCGGCCGGGGTCGCGCCCTCTTCGACGATCACCACATAGACCGGGACCTTGACCACTTTGAGGATCTGGTACACCGCCTGGAACAGGGTGCCCGACTCAGCGCCGGTCGGGTCCAGCAGGGCCTGGGTGGTGAAGCTGTTGATGCGGAACGGCGCATTGCGCGGAATCAGCGGGTCGGCCTTCGGCGCAGTGCCGACCAGGCCGATGACGTTGTCACCCAGGCCACCCATGGCCTCGGGGGATTCGGTGGCATTGACGGTAATGCCGTTGTGCTCGAAGTTCAGAACCTCAGCCATGGTTATTCAGCCTTCTTGGCAGCGGCCTTCAAGGCCTTGGTGGATGGAGTGGCCGGTTCGGCCGGTTGGCGCGCCGCGAGGACGCTGGTCAGTTCCAGGCGACCGGCGGCACGCAAGGCACTGGCCTCGACGTCGAGCAGGTCGAGCTGTTGGTCGACCTTCGACCAGTGGCCGCCGCCGGTGGGGAACGGCACGAGGACGGTGTAGGTTTGTCGGATGGACATGTGCGAATTTCTCCAGACGCAAAAGCGCCAGAGCCCCTCTGCGGGGCTTTGTGCGGGCGAAAAAAAACCGCTTTCGCGGTGGAGGTCTTACTTCAGGAAATCCGGCTTGACCGGCCAGGCAACCGCATCCGGATCACTGCCCTGATCGGGAATATCGCGCAGCCCCTGACGATAGGCAGTAAACGCCGGACGATTGGTCTCGCTCATGGGGTAGTCGGGCATGGCCGCGTAATCACTCGCCGCCAAGTCTTCATCGCGAGCCTTGCGAATCATTTCCCACTTGATGATCGGGTGCAGTTCAGCAGGTACAAAAGTTGGTTTCATTGTGCTTTTCCTTAACTAATAGCGAGCATGGTGCCCCAGTCGCCCGGGTCGGTGACTACGCCGGTGCAGGCACCGGCCAGCATGATTTCAATCAACCCGGTGCTCGAAGTACGCATCGGGTGCAGGTGGAAATAGGCGCCGAATGCTCCAGAAGGAGAAACCACCGCGGAGCACCAACGCCATTTGCCTTTCTGCGAGCCGGTACTCCAGGCGCCACTGATCGAGCCATCAACGACACGCACGAAAGCGCCCAGGGTCAGATAAGAGTTCAATGGCACCGCGGCGGCGCCATTGGCCAGCGTCTGGTCAGTGGCATAAGGAAAGGCGAGCCAGGGACTGCTATCGGCCTCCGTCCATTTCATTTGCCAGACGTTGATCGCCCCGCGCCAATAGTCCGTTGCCCGGATATCGAAATTGGGGAACTGCTCCCGCACGTCGGCCTGAACCTTGAGCATGAACTCAACGTCTGCTGCCGGCCGGCCGGTGGCCTGGGACGTTGGGGTGATCGACCGCAACTTCGTCGCAGTGACCTGCCCATGAATCCCCCAGTTATCAATCAATGTCCCCGCACTATTGGGCAGTAGGGTGAAGTTCTTCGTGACGGCCAATCGAGGCAACCGGGTTTTCAGATCAAGAAGCTGCGAGTCATATTGTCGGCGGGCTTCTGCTACGGCCTGGTCGATCTCGCCAACCTTGCCTGTGACAGTATTCGTCAAATTATTCGCCGCGCTTACCACCGCGGCCAGTTGCTGTTCTGTACTCAAAGTCTTAACTCCTTAGATTCCATTGATCTTGCTCACAACGACACTTCCCATTCGGAGCCAAAGGACAGGCCATCGGCACCTGCGAAACCTGACTTGCTGATTTTCAAATGACCTTTTCTTCCAGCGCTCTCACACGAAAGAGCACCCCAAGCCCACGGGCCATGTTGTCGATGCTGGCCGCCGAAAGAGTGGCCAACTCCTCTGCCAGCAAGATGTTGAGATTCTCGGCCCCCACCACCACCGTCACGCTGTCCGCAGGCAACGGCGAAATATCCAGCGTGAACTTTTGCAGCACCCGTGCAGCACCGGCCTTGTAAGTCAGCAACTTTCCAGCCACCGAATACACCGCCAGCAGGGTGCCGCTGGCCAGGTAGAAACCGAACTCGCCGATCTCGTATTCGTCCGGACCGTCGAACAGCGCTGCCATCCGCAACTGGCGCGAGCCCAGGTCCTCGTAGTCCACGATCGCCACCCGCTGGCGCTCATCGCGCAGGGCTGTTTCCGTACCGTCCGGGTTGTAGCGGCCGGTACCGGCGCCGATGTGGGTGATCTCCCCTTTCAAGCCTTGGTTCTTTGCCGCCAACACTTCATCCAGACCGGCGGAAGTGAAGCGAACCAAGCGCGTAATGTCTTCTGTCATAGCTGCGCCCTGAGGTCGTAGTCGTCAATGGTGTAGTGCTGGGAAACCCCGGCACTGTTAAGGCGAGCGCCGAGTTCAAATTCAGGCAGCACTCCATCAAGAAAGAGTTCGCCATCACTCAGCGCTGTATCCATGCCGCCGCTCATGGTCAGCGAGCCGCGCAGCTTGACCTCGGGCAAGGCCCCAGGCTGGCTGTCATCGCTGATGCTCAGGCCAGGATCGGCGCCAGCGGCCAGTCGCAACCCACCCGTGGTTTGATGAACGATGGTGATGGTGCCTTCGTCGCGCTCGCTCTTGGCGGCGTTGATGCGGCGTATCAAGCGGTTGTGATCACCGCTGGACCAGTCGCGGACAATGATTGCCTGCACATCGAAGGTATAGGGATGCCCCTGCGGTCGCTGTTCGTACCAGGCCGCGATGTTGGGCATGAAGCCCAGGGACTCGACGGCGTGGCTCAATGCCTTGTTAGTCCCGGCCTGCCGCTGGATCTGCCAGGACAGCGAAACGGTGAGGCGCTTTTCGGCCTCACTGGCTCCCGCATCCCATTCGCTGACCCCGCGATCTGCCGCCAGATAAGGCAAGAAGTCCACAGAAGTCCGGGTAGGGCTCATCAGTTGGGGAAAAGGCGGGTCCACACGTTCGAGCAAGCGGGCGAAACCGAGATCGAGGGCCTTTTCCAGCGCTGAGCTATTGGCCGGCAGCAGGCTCAAGCGAACAGTGTCGTCACTCATAGGGTACGCACCTCCACTTCAACCTCCGTGCAATACGGCGCCTGGAAAGCCGTGGTCACGATCGGTTGCACCGGCTCGAGAATCTCCAGCTGTACCGCCCCTGCCGTATGCAGCGTGTAATCGATCCAGCTCGGATCCACCCGCCCTTCCAGGCGATGGCAGCTGTCGGCGTACGCCTGCAATTGCTGCTGCGTGGCGAGCTGGGTCAGTCCGGAATCGGGGCCCGGGTTGATCTTGGCCACCACGCGGATCTTGTAGGGCTTGATCTGTGCCGCCTGCACCGTCACCCGATCCGTTTCCGGCTTCACGTCCGGTCGCGCAAAGTGTTTGCGCACGCCTTCGAGCAGGTCCTCGGATGGGGTGCCGTCGCCTTCCCGCGAGAGCACGGTGACCTGGACTTCGCCCGGCGCGGTACGGCGTCCGTTGCCATCCTTGACCTGAGCGGCGAAACCGTCCGGGTCGAAGGTGTAGATGACGGTCACCACGCCCGCCTCGGTGGAATCCACCTTCACCGTCGGCCGCTCGCCGAGGGTGAAGACTTCGCGGCGGTACTGCATGCGCGAACCGGCGGCCGGCGCGTGGGGCGCCAGGTAATAGCGCAGGCGCGCATCTTCGTCGCTTTCATAGACCGCGGGCACCGGCGGAAAGGCCGCCGGATCGCCCGGGTCGAGCAACTGCCGCTCCAGGCCCATGTCCGCCAGGCGTGCATCGAGATTGCTGCCGGTGGCCCACCAGGCCAGCATCTGCTTGATGCGGGCGTTGTACTTGCGCTCATGGGTTTGCAGGCGCAGGCAGAAGGCTTCCAGCGCCAGGGTCAGCAGCTCGCTTTCGTTGGCCAGACTGGCCTGCAGCTTCTGCGCATTGGCGGGGGAACGCTGGGCCACGTAATCGACGACGAAGGTCTTGAACTCGGCGAGCAGTGGCTCGAATTCTTCGACTGTGACAATGACCGGCTCGGCCAACTGGTGTTCACCGGGTATCAGCATGCTCATGTCACGACCTCGAACGTCTGTTGGCGGTTTTTCCAGGTGCCGGCGAAACGCAACAGCAACCCGGCGCCGCGCCGGCTGGCGACTATGACCTGCGGCTCGAAATCGCCGATGCCGTTCTGCTCGTTGTAAAACGCCTGCGCCGCATGGCTCTGGGCGAGGATCAGCAAGTCATCGCCGAGGTTCTGGCCCAGCAGGTCGGGAATCAGCGAGCCGTACAACGGGCGCTTCTGCCGCGTGCCCAGCGGCGTGGTCAGGGCGCGGGTCGCGCGCTGCACGAACTGCAGCCAGTCATCGACCGCGGCGCCGGTGTTTCTATCGACTCCAATCATGGGAAGCCTCTTAATCAAGGGCTGATAACGCGGCCCTGGTGTTCCACCAGGGGGCCGCTGAAGTGGATGCCGGCGCTGTCGAGCAAGATGCCGACCGCGCCCAGCCGCAGCTCGATCGCCTCGGGCCTCATCGCCAGCCGGGCGGGCCCGATGCTCAACTCGACCGCCTCGCGGGAAGCGGTGAGCGCGGTCGGGCCATTGCTCCAGCTCAAGACATGGCCGGCATCGTCATAACTGCTTTGGGTGCCATCGGCGTATTGGCGGCGGGTCAGCGCGGCTAGGGTCGACACCGGTGGAAAGCGGTCGCAGTTGAGGCCGAACAGCGCCACCGACTGCGCGCCGCCGTCGCCGCCACCGTAGTTGAACAGCAGGCACTGCTCGCCCACGGAGGGAATGCGCGATTCGCTTTGCGCGCCGGCGCTGGGGTTGAAGAAGCGGATCGCCGGGGTCAGCAGCTCTCCGTGGCTGACCCGGCAGGTGTTGCTGGCCGCATCGACCGCCTGGCACACACCGATCCGACAATGGTTTTCCGTCCGCCGGTGCAAGTCATCGAGTTCGGTTTCCATCTCGGCCAGCCGCTCGATGATCGGGCCCAGCTGCATGCGCAGCAGCTCGTCAAACATGGCTCAGCCCTCCAGTGCTTGGTATTGGTCGGGGTCGTCGATGTTCGAGACTTCCCAGGTGCGGGCGAACTTCGGTATGCCGGTCGGGTCGTCCAGCAAGGGCTGCCCGAGGTACAGCGTCTGGGTGAACGACAGCGTCCAGGCCGCGTGCTGCTGCTCGCCGCGAATCAGGGTCGAAGGCAGGCCCTCGAGGTTCATCGGCAGGTCGCACTGCGCTGCCGGTAATCCCCAGCGGTTATCCGTGGCCAGATCCTTCAGCGCGCTGGCCAGATCACAGGGCTCGAACCCGGACCGCTCGGCCCCCACGGCCGCCACAACTTGCAGCGAGACTGTCAGGGCATGGGCGATACGCCCTTCCTGGCTGCGCATGCCCGGGGCATCGCGCTCGATCGCAATCAACACCCAGGCCGGGTCGAGCAGACCATCGAAGTCCTGGTGACTGCCAACCTTGAGGCCAAGGCCAGCCCCTCGCAGGGTCTCGGCAATGGCGAAAAACAGCTGCGACGGCTTGTCGATGACTGCGGGCATAGAGAGGCCTCCTGTTCAGATATCAGGGGTTGAAGTTGCGCAGGAGCGCTGCGGATGTCGCGCGAGGTGGAGGAACAGCGAATGTCGATTTGGGCAGGATTCTCGATCGCCAGGTCGGCGAGCGACGTCAGGAACGGAATGGGTGATGCAACGGATGGCTCACGAGACTTCGTTGAGGTCCGGCATCACCGTCGATGGAGCCCCCTGCCCTGCGAGCGGTTCACCCTGATCGAATCAGGCGTACTTCTCGTTCAGCGCATACAGGATCGCGCAGGTTTCCACGTCCAGTTTCCCGGTATAGTTCTTCGGCCTGAAGTGCATCTGGAACGCCCGCACCAGCGACTGGAAGAAGTCATCCGTTGCCTGGGCCGGCACGCCATAGCCATAGGTGGCGAAGGCCTTGAGCACTTCGGCACGCTCGGGCAGTCCCGCGGCGCGGAATTGCTGGACGTATTTCTTCTTGGTCGGCTCGTCGTACCAGGCGCCAATGCCGGCTTTGTAGAGCTCTTTCCAGGGCAGCTTGGGGCCCGGATCGGATTTGCGGCCCACCGCGATATCGGAGTGGCCCACCACGTTTTTCGGCGACAGGTCCGGATAACGCTGGAGAATATTCAGGGCCAGTTGCTTGAGCGCCTCGACCTGGGAGCGTTCGTAATCCGGGAAGGTGAAGACGCCGTTGACGTCGGTGGCTTCGTTGACGATCTCGATGCCGATGGAAGTGTCGTTCAAGCCGCTGCGACCGGCCCAGTCACTGACACCGGCATGCCAGGCGCGGTCTTCTTCGGCCACCAGGTTGAAAATTCGTTGCTCCTGGAAACCCGCGGCCTGATACGTCGGATCCTGCAGCGCCGGGATCAGGTAATGGGCACTCGCCGCACCGGTGGTCAACGCCTTGACCGACGCCTCGAAATTCAGGGCCGTGTAATGCAGCACCAGGAAACGCACGCGCTTGTTGTAGGGCGCGAGGGTGCGATAGCTGTTGTAGTCGATTGGGATCATGGTTTTTCTCTCCTTGAAGCAGATGGGTATACGGATTTGTATCGTCCTTGCTTCTCTAACGGGAAAACTTATTTGAGCGCCGCTCGAGCGTCAGGCAGTTAGCCGTCAGCGCGCGGCGGAGTAACTGGCGATCTGTAGCTGCTTCCGGGTGACAGTCATACGAATCTCCAAACAAGAAGAAGCCCGCTCTGTGGCGGGCTGTTATGCGGTTTGGGCGAGTTGTTGTGGAGGTGGTTCTACAGCAGGCATTTCCAGGCGCACGTCGATCCAACTATTGAGGGGCACGTCCAGAGGAACCCCGCGACCGGGGATCATTTCGCCGTCATCGGACAAGGTCCAGCGTTGCTTGAACAGTCTGATGGTCACAGTGCCGTCGGCGTCCTGTTCGCTCTCGGTGATACCGAGCGTGCCTCCGCCATCTGGCGAACAAGGGTCTTGAGTGCGCCAGCCCTCCAGGGCCAGGCCAAGACTTCCGGTCACTCGGTACTCGCCGACCCCCAAGCGCTCAACGCTCACGCCGCGCGCTTCGCTGTTCGCCACGCCCCACTCCCCCGCAGGTTCGAAGGTCTGCTCGTCGAGATCCTGGCGCTGGCTATCGGCGACGTTGGCAATGCGCAGAATCGGCGATGCAGCCGACAGCACGCCGCCCGAACCGCGGGTGGTGTTGCCGGTGTGGTACAGCTCGACCCAAGGTGTCGTAGTGTCGTTATAAATAGATTGGAATTTCACGGTACCCGGGCTGCCGGTAATACCGTAGGGCCACGCGATCGTGAGGCGGTTGGTCGAATCCGCATGCCGAAAAACTTGCTTGTACCAGTACCCGCTACCGCCGGTGGGCATGTTCGGCGACCCAGGCGGATAGAGATTTGTGTCGATACCGTGGGCAGAGTTCGTGAGCCAGTTCTGCACAATGCTGGTTTTTGTTCTTCCTATGGCATAAGCGTCGGCAACGTTGCCCGACTCAAAACCGATATTCGCAACAGCTGAATTGCCCAAGCCAAGCTTGGTTCGGGCACCACCTGCCGTGGTATCCCCAGTTCCGCCATTGGCAACGGGCAGTGCCGTGGGCAACGTCGAAGGCGAACCGGTGGCGCCGAGGACAGAATACAGCTCGGCGAAGTTATCGTTGACCTTGGTGTTTGCACTGCGCGGTGTATCACCGCCGACGCCAGTGGGGATGACACCGAGATTGATGACCTGCTTGGACATTTATTTTCTCCACAAAAAAGCCCTCGCATGGAGGGCTTAGGAAAGTAGTGCGCTTACTGATACGGGAACGGTAGCCCCGCCGTCCTGATTACCAGGGCAGTCGGATATCTGTCCGTTGGAATGTTGCGGAAGTTATTCCCGGCCGGTGTTCCAGTCCCGGATGGGGTGTTTCCTATCGTTGTCGCGCCGGCCGCGCCGAACATAAAGCTGATGCCGCCAACCCTGCCATATGCGCCTTCCGAAACAGTCACCGTGTAACCTGTCCACTCGGCGCCGTTCAGGCAGATGGCGGAGCGTGACCAAGGCAGATATGCCGCGTACTCCTCACCTGCCAGGCCAATGTCCACCCGGCTGTCCAGCGCTGGCGAAAAGTTCGGAGAGACAGTGCCGCGGCGCTGAACGTTGTAGCCCCCGACATAGGTTGTCCCGTACCAGTCAGGCCACGTCGGCGGGTGCGCAGGTGGAGCCGGGGCTTGTATTGCTGCAAGCACGTTTAAAGGGGGCTGCAACGAGTTGAACGAGATCCTGCCATCCTCCAATCGCGTTTTCAGGTAGGGGCTGCCCGGAATGTTGTCGGCCATGAGGTCGAAGCAATAGAACTTGGTGTTGGCATCGGCATTGATGTAGATGAACGTCATGCTACTGCCTGAGCGAGACACCCCATTGAGGCAGCCAGGGCCGGTGATGAACACGATCGGCGAAAGCGCGTTCATCACCGTGAAGCCATAGGCTGGGTCGCCTCGTGCCGGGCCGGACTCGGGCGCCCAGTTCCCGCCGTCGCTCGGGTCAAGCTGGGCAGACTTCAAGTAGTACCTGGCCCAGTTCTCGAGGTACGCCAGATTTCCGCTTTTCACCAGCCCGTAACAGATCTTGCTGGTATCGAACAGCAGCTCGCCGGTGTCCTTCGTTACAACCAATCTCGCGACCATCAGTAGTATCCGTAATAGATCTGGCAGTTGGCCGAGAAGTAGCCCCAACCATTTGTGTTGTAGGAGTAGGACCAGGAGAGCGTCGTGCCAGACAGAACAACGCCCGGCCGCTTGCCCTTTTCGCGCTGCAGGTCCACCAGCGGCACCACGATGAAGAACATGGTCTTGCCGGCCGGCGGCAGCGGGATCGTAGCGGAACCATTGGCCCCGCCAGTCACCACGCTGCCGACCATCTGACTGATCTTCATCGTCATATCCACCAGCACAACGTCGCCCGCGGTTTTCAGTGTCAGGCCGGTCATGTCAGAGGCTCATGTCGATGCCTACCACCCCGTTCGGGTGATAGAACTTGATGGAGGTGTTGTTGATCTGAAGCCGGCCGGCGCCGTTGCTACCGTTCATTTCCCAGGCGCCAGTCCGCGGCAGCATCCAGCCCGTGGTGTTGGGCACATAGTCGAGCGAGTAAAGCGCCCCGCCGATCTTGCCGTTGGTGATCGAGGCCTCGGCGACGAACAGCGAGTTGATGAACGTCTGTCCGTTCTGGATAACAAACGGAGCGCCCAGCGTGCCCCCCATCCCGCTCACAACCGCAAAGCGATCCGCGCTGACGATGAACTGGCTCTGGAAGACGCCGTTTTGGTTTTCGATACCAAGGCCGATGCCCGCGGTGACATAGTTGCCATTGGAGTCGACCTGCATCTTCACCGACCACATCGTCGAGGCCTTGCCATCAAGCGCGACCTGGGCCTGACTGACCTCCTGGATTACGGTGCTGTTCTGGCCAACCTGAGCTTGAACGGTGTCCACTCGCTTACCTGTGGCCACGTCGCCCTCGATCACCGCCGACTGCACAGACCAGACACCGACATATCCCTGCTCAGATCCGGCATAGCCGGTTTCCTCACCGGCCATAGCTGGATTGACCTGCACATAGATTCCGTCTACTCGCCCCGCGCTGGTGGTTACCTTGCCGTCGAGCGCCGTTACCGTGGCCTTGAGAGTGCTCAGTCCAGTAGCTGTAGCGTTCACGCCGGTGACCGGGTCGTCCATAGTGGCCTTCACCGCATTCAGCTGTGACGCCTGCGCAGTAATGTCGTTGCCATGCTGTGTAATCGTTGCGGTGTTCTGCTGAACTTGGGTTGCCAGTGCGTCGACGGTCTGGGCGACAGTGCCGATATCAATCCAGTAGGTAGCATTTGGCGGCGCCGTGCCTGCTGGTACAGCACCAATAGATTGATACAGGTGTTTCCCCTGCCGGACGATCTCGTTTACCGCGTAAGTCTTGGCCGGGTCGTACTCGAGGACATCCACGATCTGTTCAATGAGCCCTTCCAGCTCCTCCTTGGCGGCATCGATGCGCGAGTTGACAGAGTCTGGACCGTTGCCATCGATCAAGTCGATTCGGCCACCAAGGTGCTGCCCCAGCTCACTTTCACCAATCTGCCCGGCGATCAGATCAAGGATCGGACCAGCATCGGAGCTGGCCTGCCCCATCACGCCATTCGCAACCGGGTAGAAAGACCCGATATTGCCAGTCCGGTCCACCAGGCGCGCCCAGAAAAACAAAGTGGTACCAGCCGCCAGGCCGACCAGGGTCTGGTCAGTTTGCGGATAGGCGTAGTCTCCCAGTTTGCTGGCGCTGGCCAGGTCGTTGGATTTGCCATACCAGATTTCAGTGCGCTGCAGATCGGCAGTGCCGACGCCTTGAGGAATCTCCCATTTGACCTTGATGGCAAACACCAGGGATTCGGTCGTCAGCGACGAAACGACTGGCGGCGGCGTGGTTTTGCCGTTGAGCTGGGTTTCGTTCGAGTAGGTATAGAGCGAGCCGATATCCAGTGCGTTGATCGCCCGGACCTTGGCCACATAACGGCCGGCGTAGATCCTCGAAACCTCAATCGAGGTACCGCCCGTACGGCCGGCGTAAACCCACTCACCGTCGTTCTTGCGCCAGTAGACCTCGAAGGCGATGGCATTGACCGGGCGCGTCCAGCCGATGTTCATGACGTTGACCGCACTGCCCTGCTCAACAAAGTGCTCATTGCTAAGCGTTATATCCGTCGGCGCCGCCTGAACGCTCGGCGGAATCACGGTGATCGGTGGTTGATCGATACGCGAGCCGTTATCGATCGCGCTGAACTTTCCGGGCACGTGCTTGACCGCGCTGAGGCTGTACCTGATTTCACTGTCGGTGAAATCCTCGGCGATCGACAGGACACGGAAATGCTGGGCCGCCAGGCTCGCCGAGTCGATGGCCCACATGGACTGGCTCGGCGGCAGTTCATCGAGACGGGGCTCAAGGGTCACGGTCTGCTCGCCGGCCGTCGAGCTGTTCACGGCCTTGATCAACCGGGAAACGGCCTTGCCGGTGGGCATCACCAAGGTGACGGTATCGCCGGCATGGGCCTGGACTTCAGCGTCCAGGGTCAAGGTCTGGAGCGTCGCGGCGCGCAGGCGGCCTCCGATACGGCGACCGGCACGGTCATTGTCCGCCACACGAATGATCTGTCCTGGCCGTGCCAGGGTGCCATCGAGGCCGACCGAAAAGGTCACGCTTTCGGTTTCCAGGCGGTTGGTCAACAACGCCCATTTGCCGATGCGCTGCGCCTGTGCCTGGGAAGTACAACCGGTGGCGCTGATTTCAGTCTGCTGGATGCCGTAGCGGGCGATGCCTTCGGCGTCGTCGACGTATTGCACCTTCTGCCGATAGAAGTCGCTCGGGTCGTTCCAACTGACCAGGGCCACGGTGAAACGGGTCTTTTTCGCCGAACCGCCATAAACGAACTTTCCATCGATCACGTTGGCGTTCGAATAGGTGTAAACCGGATCTTCCGGCATGTCCGCCACGGCCATGACCGAGCCCGCCCCCCAATAGGACATGCCACGGAAGGTGGTCGCCAAGTCCTGCAGGACCTTCAACGCATCGGCACGCACCGACAGGTACAGGTTGCAGGTGAAACGCGGCTCGGTACCGCCCTTGCCGTCGGAAACCGGCTGGTCGCAGTACTGGCCGATGCGGTAGAGCTCCCACTTGTCGACCTGGGCGGCGTTGAGCAGATGGCCCAGACCGTAACGTTGGTGCAACAGCAGGTCGTAGTAGATCCAGGCCGGGTTATCGGTCCAGGCCGACTTGAAAGTCCCGTCCCAGATACCCGTATACACCCGGGATTGCGGATCGTAGTTGCTCGGCACCTTGATGATTCGACCGAGCAGCTCGAAGGCGCGAGAAGGAATCGACTGGAACTGCGAGGCATCGAACTGCAGACCGATAATGGCCGAACCGGGATAACACAACTTGGCATCGATCACATCGGTGATGGATTCAACGCTGGTGGTATCGGCAATCGCACCGCTGCTGGAGTTCGGCGTCAGACGGCGGATACGTACCGTCCAGCCACTCTTGGCGGCGGGAAGATCGACCCGGTGCGAACGCTCGTACTTGCTGGTGGTTTTACCGCTGAAGGCCGCGGCGAGTACCTCGACGAACGCACCACCGTCCGTGGACAGGTCGATCGCGTACTGGACTGTATAACCGTTGGTATCGCCGTTGCTGGTATTGGTTTGCGCCAGCCGGGAAACCGCCAGCCGTACACGCACCGCCGACAACTGCAGATTGGTGATGGCCTTGCTCCAGGGCTGGTCGCTGCGCAGCTCCACGGCGACCGCGGTTTCGTTCTCGACCGCCGGGAAACCTGGGATATAGCTCTGGTCCTGACTGCCATTGCGGGTATCGAGTGTCACACCGCTGAAGTTGAGACTGCCATCGGCATTGGCCAGGGGCGTTTCATCAAGGAATACGGAGCGCTTATCGTTCTTCAAGCCGACAATCTCACCTTCACTGACGAGATCGAGGATACGTGCGTAAGCCGTGCTTTGCAGGCTGTCTGGCGCCTCCACGGAGGGGCGTGGCTTGGAGCCGCCGCCTTTGCTGCCAGCGAGAATAAGGTCAGTCATGGCTTTCCTTCAGGCGAAATAAAGCCCGCGCGAGGGCGGGCTGGTTGAAGACGGTGGGCTTTAAAGCTGATCCTGGGTGTAGATGCCGGCGCTGATGACCGCACTGCCGACGATCAGCTGGCCATACAGAACGCCCACCGGATTGCCTTGAGCGCTGGTGTTGACTGCTCCGTTGAAGCTGTAGCTGGGCCGATTGTGGGGACTGTCCTGAGCCGCCAGTCCTTTGGGCTGGGGGGAAAGCATCTGCATGACTCCCCCTACCATCATCGAAGCGCCCATCGAGATAAGCGCGGAGCCAAAGGGCGCGGCGGCACCGAAAGAGCCTCCGGTAATCACCAGCCCTGCGACGACCAGAACCGCGCCCACGATAGTCTGTAGCGATCCTGCCCGCTTGCTGCCGATGATCACCGGCGCGATTCGTATGTCGTCCTTGCCGACCGGAGACCGTAGCCGATCCTGATTGATGTTTTCTTTTCCCATGAATACCGAGTAAGTCAGTCCCCGGTCTTTTGACTCCACCAGGAAGCGTTCGAACCCCGGGATCAATATGCCCAGTGCGCGGATGGCTTCCGAGGTGCTGTTGACTGCAAGGCGATGCACCCTGCCGAACCGCGTCCCCAGCACACCATACAAACGGACGGTACGGACCTTTGAGCTGGCCATGACGTTTCTCCGACCAATAAGAATCCCACCAGATGTGGGCTTGAGATGAACGCTGAGCCGACGAAGGCTATAGCTGATCCTGCGTGTACACCCCGGCGCTGATCACAGCACTGCCTACCGTCATCCGCCCGTAAAGCAAGGCAACCGGATTGCCTTGCGCCGTGGTGTTCACCGGGCCGTTGAAGCTGTAGCTGGAGCGGTTACCGGGCTTGTCCAGTGGGCCGATCCCCTTGGCTTGTGGCGACATCAACTGCATCACGCCGCCCATCGCCATGCTGATCCCCATGTTGACGACAAAGGACCAGCCCGTGGTGGCTGTACTGCCGATCAGACTGGAACTGCCACCAGCAGCAGCGGCTCCTCCGGAGAAATACGAGGCGGCCACGATCAGCGCGACCCCGACAATGGTTTGCAGCCCACCCTCGCGTTTGCTGCCGATAACCACGGGGGCAATACGCACATCCGCGTGGCCGCACGGTGCGTTGAGGCGGTCCTGGCCAATATTGTCGCGGTCCAGGAAAACCGAATAAGTCAGGCCCTGATCCTTGGACTCCATGAGAAAACGCTCGAACCCCGGAATCAAAATGCACAAGGCGCGAATGGCTTCCGAAGCATTACTGACCGCCAACCGGTGTACCCGACCAAAACGTATACCCAAGACGCCATAGAGGCGGATGGTCCTGAGTTTCTGATTCATCATTTTTGCTCCGGGAGCAAGGCTCCCTATGAAGTTTTCCCGAGCCAGCGCCAGCTCACTCCCCAGCGGTCTCTATCAACTGCCGATGCCGCCAGTAGCTGACCGTCACCTCGCCCCAATAGCCGCCATAGGTATCGCGCTTGCTGTCGCGTCCATAGAGGTGATGCAGGATCGAGCCTGGGGCGGGGAAATGTTCGGGCTCGCTTTTCAAGATGCCATCGGCGAGATAGATCGCGGCATGATTGGGAACGGGAGAGCGGATTTGCATCAGCACCACATCCCCTTGCTGCAAGCTGTCGACAGGCTCGAAACCAGCGTCTGGCAGGTTCTCCAGATACAGGTTGCCGCCCTTGTCCCACCAACCGTCTTCACGCTGGTAATTCCCCAGCTCAATGCCCAGCTCACGTCGGTAGTAATCGAGGATGATGCTCAGGCAGTCATGCACGCCATGGGCGAAAGCCCGTCCGATCAGCGGCGCCTGATAACCATCTGGTACCAGGCTTGCGAGCTCGCCCTTGCGGACGACGCCATCGTCCCCCTTGCGCACTTCCAGGATGTACCAGGGCAAACCCGATGCTTCGCAGGAAACCCGATCGGCCTCGCTGGGGGCCGCCGGATAGTCGGGATGACTGTGTACCACCGCCAGCACTTCACCGCGCTCTTGCGCTGCCGCGTAGTCCTGCGGCGCCAGGCGGAAATGCTCGCTGGGGGTGGTTGCGGTGTTGCGGCACGGCACATACACGCGCTTGCGCCCTTCGCGGATCAGCAGGCCGCAACACTCATGCGGATACTCAGCCAACGCATGCCGCTCGATAGCTGACATATTTGCCTTGTTCATGATCAGCTCCGCAGCAGACCCGCAGCCGGGAAAGAGCCATATGGCAGAGGGTTGTTCTCACCGAAACGCAGCTTGCAGCTACTCAGGCGGCCACCACACTTGTCCTTGACCGCGTCGGTGACAATCACGTCATTGGCGTCGGCAACTGGCCCACCGTTGTAGCCACAGTACGGCCCACGGTAACCGCCGCAACTGAGCCACCAGCACACGTTGGCGACGATCTGCCGACGTGGCAGTTGCACGCCGTTGAAGTCCAGGGCACTGGCCAGTTCGAACTTCACCACCTCGTTGCTCTCGGCAACCTTGCGTTCGACATACCAGATGTCCGGCGGCAGCTCTTCCTCCGGATCGGCCTCGGGCTGACCATCCAGATACTTGCCCAGGGTTCGGTGGCGTATCAGACGCGCGCCCACCAGGTCCTCGAAATACAGGACCAGGGCAGTAATAAAGCCATCGACATTGCCCACCGAAAGCGTGGGTGTTGGTTGCGTGCCCTGCCCGGTCATTTCAAAACCTTCGGCCTGAATCGGCCAGGGTGAATATTCCAGCCCCTGCCAGAAGATCGACGTCTGCTGGGGGTAACCATGGAAGCGATACAACTCAGCCCCCAGACTGGTGGCGTCAAGTTCGAAAAGCTCCACCCAGGCGCCCGGCTCCAGGGTCTGGATATCTGCGGTAATGGACATGTGAGTCTCCAGGCAAAGAAAACCCCACATGAAGTGGGGGTCGGCACAGTGGGTTCAGACTGAATGACAGCCTCAGGGATGAAACACCTGCTCAAATGTGGCAACCAGGGTGTATATGCCCGCCCCCATAGGCGTGGGCTGGTAGCCCTTGCAGCGAAAAAGCGCCGGTTTTCCCAGCGGCGCCGTCCAGTAAAACGGCGCGGCGCCTGCATGACGGTCAAGGAATTCGATGATGGCCTTGATGCGCTCTTCATTACCGACAAAGGTCAGCGGCCACGACTGGGTCTTGTTGTTGATCCCGTCCTGAGCCACTTGCTGATAACCGTCACCGAAGCGGGCCGACTTGAGGCGAAACTCGACGTTGCCCACGGGGTCGACCTTGGGCACCCAAGTGAATGTTTCTGTAGTCATGTTTTCTCCGGGCGTGAGCCGTTTCGGCCGCTGTCTATCAGCGGCCGTTGATGGCAGCCCAGATCTGGCCGCCCGGTTTCAGGTCGCGGGCAATCTGCTCGGCGGCGCCCTGACGGGCAGAGCCGGCATAAGCCTTGGCGATATTCTGGGAACTCAGCTCGCCACCGGTGCCTTCAGCCTGGCCATCGGCGACATTGATGGTCTGCTGGATCACCACCTGGTTGCTGCTGGTGCTCTGCCCTCCCCCCAAGGCACGAACGCCGAGAGAGCCGTCGGAGCCGCGGCTCAAGGGCATGATTGCCTCAGGCCCGGCTTCGCCAAAAAGCGCCATTGGCGCCAGGCTTGGACCAGTGGCGATGGAGTTGGTGAACGCTCCACCTTTGGCGAAATGCATCGACGGGGTGTAGTTCTGACTGGACACATCGAGTTGTGGGTTGAATGTATGGCTCAGCCCACCCACCTTGGTAGTCGTGGGTGTCGGTGCCCCGCCCAACCATCCCGTAATCGCCGAACTGGCCACTCCAAACAACGAGCTGAGGGCTTTCGACGCCGCTGTCTTGGCCGCCAACGTGGCCATGTCCTTGAGCACCGATTGGGTGAAATCGGAAAAAGAGAACTTGCCGGTAGTGGCGAACATCATGATCGCCTCATCCATCTTGTTGAACGCGTTGGTGAATACCGTCTTGGACTGTTCGGCGACATTTCCCGACTTGTCCATATAGTCATCCAGCGCCGCGGTCGCACCGTTACTCCAATCGCCAAGAGCATCAGTCATCTGCGCATAGTTGCTCTGAATCTGCAGGGCCATGTCGCTATGGGCCGTCTTGAGCGCTTCGAGCTGAGTCGCATAGCTGGCTCCGCCTGCGCCGCCCTTCCCGAATGCATCGCCCTCGGGAAAGCTGATCCCCATCTTGTCGACATAGGTCGACGGGACATCACCCTGAGGAAACTTTTCATCTAACGCCTTTCGCGCCAGTGCGTACTGCTCGTCATTGGCGTTAAGTTGCGCGGCAAGCCCCTTGCGACGACCGCTCATACCGACTTGCGAGGCGGCGAAATCGCCCGAGTTACGCAGTTTTTCAAGCTCGCTGGAGTACTTATTTTGCGACTTGGCCAAATCTTTCAGCGTTTGCGCAAAATCGGTTCCAGCACTTTTGTTCTGCTTCAGAGCCTTTTGCAGACTGCTCTGCGTGCCAATGAATCTTTGCGCTGCGTCAGCCGCCGGATCGTAGACCTTCTGCAAATCGCCGAAAGTGCTGGAGGTCGCATCCAGCGCCGACACTGCCGAACGGGTCAGCGCCTCGCCGATTTTCCTGCCAGCGTCCTCGACCCGTTGCTGCATGCCGCGCATGCCTTGATCGGTAATCTGTGACGCCTTGGCCAAAGCCTTTTCCAGACGGCCAAGGTCAAGTATCAAATTACCCTGGGAAGCAGTTGCCATAGGTTTCTCCGGGTCATGAAAAAACCCGTCGGAACGGGTTTGAGGTAAGGACTAGCACTTAGAACCACTCGTTCATCGCCTGCTCGAGTGACAGCCCCAGACGTTGTTCGTAGGGCATGAAATCAAGTAGCTCTGCAGTGCCGCCGCCCAGCCGGTGGGTCTGTAGCGCAATCAATGCGCTACCCGCTTCCAGCCGCCTACCGGCATGCAGGGAACCATATCGATCGATATAGAGCCCCCAGGCCAGGGCTTCCTGGTAGGTCATGCGTTCCTTGGCTTCGGCGATCGTCCGGCCGCCGACTCCGTTCAGCACCAGTTCGTGCCAGAACTCATCGGCGGCCGTCAGTTTTTTGCTGCTGTGCCGCCAGTGCCATTGACCTCATTCACCGCATTCAGAATCACGAACCCCAGCGTCGGCTCAAGGCTATAGGCATCGTCATAGCTGAGGGCTTCCGTACCCTCGTCCCCCAGGCTCACAGAAGCCGCAATGTAACTGGCGTTGCGGCTTTGCTCGGTTTCACCTTGGGCAAATAGTCGCTCGATCACGCCAAAAGACTGTCGACGAATATGCAAGGTGAAGGTGTCGGTCACCTCCTTGCCTGACTTGCTGTCGAGGTGAGTCCAGCTCACCTCCTTTCTCACTGGCAGGCTGTCGACAATGCCGCCCTTGGCTTTGAGTTGTTTGAGGTTCATGGATGCTCTCAGGCCTTCTTGATCCAGGCGGAACCGCCAGTACGTTGAATGGTGACGGTGGTGGTGACCACGGTATTCAGCGCGAAGTTGAAGGGAAAGTCCGAGACATAACCTTCAAAAGCGAACCAGGTACGGGTCGCCGGCAACTCGAAACCGTCGCCCGTGGCGTTCACAGTTGGCAGCACATCTTTACCGTCCGACCAACCCACCACCCATTTCACGGTGGTGTCGCCATTGGCTTCGGAAAGCTGATGCAGGCGGATGTGGCTGGCATTGGTCGGATCAGCATTGAGACCCAGGCTGGCGGTACCAGGAGTACGCAGGCCTTTCTTATAGCTTCGCTGCTGTGCATTGAGGTTGGTATCTTCAATCTGCTCGGCGGGTGCACCGCCCGGATCGAAGGAGGTGGCCTGCTCGATTTCCAGCACGGTGTGAGGAGCACTGCCAGTGGCCGGTGGGACGAGGGCGAAAATCTGTGTACCTTGAGTAAGAATCGACATTGATGTTCTCCAGCGAACAATAAAAACCCGCCTAGGCGGGAGATGGGTGTTGCTCGGTTTGAGTGGCCTTTTCAGAACACCTCATGAATCAAGGTGCGGGAGAGCCATCCAGGTAAGGTGGCGCATTCGGATCAGGCTCGCGGCTCTTGATCAGATCGACCAATGCCTGATTGCTCTGGGCCAGCAAGCCAATGGATGCGCTCAAGGCAGACTGGCTCTCTGACTGGGCCTGCAAGGCGGCGACCAGACGATTGATCGCCGCCAGTTCTTCATCATTCATGGCCATAGCTCCATAGTGATCATCATTAATCGCGAGTGTTGTCCTGAGGCGGCACCTCACACACACCGAGTCGCTTGGCCGCCCAGCGCTCGTAGAGCCCGATGGCCACATCGGCGCCCGCCATGGCGGTCAGGCAACCGAAGGCGCCGGCGGTCCAGATCGATACGCCGGCGGCGTACAGCAGCATGATGGTCGAGACCCCGCAGATCACGCAGGCCCCGGAGCGCAGGGCCAGGCGCCGCAGCAGCAACCAGCCGCGGGCGCCCTCCTTGTCGGCGCGCCACATTTCGCCGGACACCCCACCCACCAGGGCAAGGACGATGACAAGCCAGATGGGCATGTCCAGCAACGCTTGTTGCTCGTTTGTCATGTCACTCCTCCTGAGTGGAAAAGGCCAATGCGCTGGCCCGGTAATCAATTGGCTTGTGTATCAACGGTGCATATCCCGGCATGGCCCACGGTAGGTAGGCATTCCAAAAAGCCCGGTCGCCCGGGCTTTTCAGTAATGCGGTCCTTCGCTTTCCTTTAAGTGGCTAAACGAAAAGGAAACTGACTTTTCGGCGCTACTGGCGCGGTACGAGTCCATTCAAATTGTTCCTCCGACCGCGGTCCCTGCCCGCCGGATAACTGTTCACGGTGCTTTACGCTGCACACCCGGGTCAGTTGCCAACCCTCTGAACCGTCGAGGCCGGTTCATCGCTGCCTTTGCTTTTGCCACTAAAGAGCGGTGTTGCTCACCGCTGTCGGGCGGCTTGGAACGAATAATATGCATGTATGCATATACAGTCAATGCACAAATGCATTTATTTGTACTCAACAAATGCACCTGCGCATGATCACCGCATAAATAAAGGCGTGGAGGGTTTTCCTCGGGCACAAAAAAGCCCGCTCGATGGCGGGCTTTGGCGTTATGGGCTGCGGTTAACGGGCGTACATGCCCCACCAGAAGACGTGGCCGAGGATGACGATCTGCTCTTCCTGCATTTCCTGGAAGCTGTAGTCCTCATCCGGGTGTTCGTCGCGGTTGAAGCTACGCAGGCGAATACCGGAAGGCAGGCGATAGAGCTGCTTCACCCGCAGTTGGCCGTTGTGGTTGATGGCATACAAGTCGCCGTCGATGATGTCGCCGATACCGCACTTGCCGGCATTGACCCCCACCGTGGCGCCGTCGCGCAGCACCGGCAGCATGCTGTTGCCGCGGACCGTCACGCATTTGGCCTGGTCGAACTGCACGCCATTGTGCCGCAGGCTGCGCTTGCCGAAGCGCAGGCTGGAGCGCTCGCTTTCCTCAATGACGAATCTTCCTGATCCCGCAGCCAATTCAACCTCGCGAAGAAAGGGGACCGACACCTCGTCGTCATCGACGGGGGTATCGTCGTCCCACAGACTTATGTCCTTGAGTTCCGAATGCGGATCGGCCGACCGGGCAGGAGCGACAGCCGCGCGTCCGCGCAGTTGATCAGTGCTCACCTGGAAGTACTCGGCGATCCGCGAGATGTGTTTGTCCGAAGGATCGACAATCTTGCCGCTGAGGATCCGCGAAAGGGTGGATTGAGGCACACCGGTACGCCGATGGAGTTCCGTGGGGGAAATGCCATCGCGATCGAGCAGCTCTCTTAAGACGGTAGAAACGTTGCGCTTTTGCATAATGCGCATATTGCGGGTTATTTTCGCCGACGGCAAATGCTAAAATGCATATTCATGCATAAAACACCCGAAATCCTGCCGGGTTCATCCCTGCGAAGGTCGGACCGCCCATGGTAACCTTGCGCCCATCGCGAAAAAGCCGGGCCCATGCCCTCTGCTTTTGCCCACCCTTTCAACGAATCAACCTGACGACCCGATGAATAAAGCGCTCACCGATCTGTCCTCCCACACGCCGATGATGCAGCAGTACTGGCGCCTCAAGAACCAGCACCCTGACCAGCTGATGTTCTATCGCATGGGTGACTTCTACGAAATCTTCTATGAAGACGCGAAGAAGGCCGCCAAGTTGCTGGACATCACTCTGACCGCGCGCGGGCAGTCGGCTGGCCAGGCGATTCCGATGTGCGGGATTCCTTATCACGCCGCCGAAGGTTACCTGGCCAAGCTGGTAAAGCTCGGCGAGTCGGTGGTGATCTGCGAACAAGTCGGCGACCCGGCCACCAGCAAGGGCCCGGTGGAGCGCCAGGTGGTGCGGATCATCACCCCGGGGACCGTCAGCGACGAGGCCCTGCTCGACGAACGCCGGGATAACCTGATCGCGGCGGTGCTGGGCGACGAGCGCCTGTTCGGCCTTGCGGTGCTGGACATCACCAGCGGCAATTTCACGGTCCTGGAAATCAAGGGCTGGGAAAACCTGCTGGCCGAGCTGGAACGCATCAACCCGGTGGAACTGCTGATCCCGGACGACTGGCCGCAAGGCCTGCCGGCGGAAAAACGCCGTGGCGTGCGCCGTCGCGCGCCCTGGGACTTCGAACGCGACTCGGCCCACAAGAGCCTGTGCCAGCAGTTCTCCACCCAGGACCTCAAGGGTTTCGGCTGCGAGAACCTGACCCTGGCCATCGGCGCCGCCGGCTGCCTGCTGAGCTATGCCAAGGAAACCCAGCGCACCGCCCTGCCCCACCTGCGCAGCCTGCGTCACGAGCGCCTGGACGACACTGTGGTGCTCGACGGCGCCAGCCGGCGCAACCTGGAGCTGGACACCAACCTCGCCGGCGGCCGCGACAACACCCTGCAATCGGTGGTCGACCGTTGCCAGACCGCCATGGGCAGCCGCCTGCTGACCCGCTGGCTGAACCGCCCGCTGCGTGACTTGAAAGTCTTGCAGGCGCGACAGACTTCGATTGGCTGCCTGCTGGACGGTTACCGTTTCGAAAGGCTGCAACCGCAGCTCAAGGAGATCGGCGACATCGAGCGGATCCTCGCCCGTATCGGCCTGCGCAACGCCCGCCCCCGCGACCTGGCGCGCCTGCGCGATGCCCTGGCGGTGCTGCCGGAACTGCAAGTGGCGATGACCGAACTCGAGGCCGAGCACCTGAGCCAACTGGCTGTGACCACCAGCACTTACCCGGAACTGGCCGCGCTGCTGGAGAAAGCCATCATCGACAACCCGCCGGCGGTGATCCGCGATGGCGGCGTGCTGAAGACCGGTTACGACGCCGAGCTGGACGAGCTGCAATCGCTGAGCGAAAACGCCGGCCAGTTCCTTATCGACCTGGAAGCCCGGGAAAAGGCCCGTACCGGCCTGGCCAACCTGAAAGTCGGCTACAACCGGATTCACGGCTACTTCATCGAATTGCCAAGCAAACAGGCGGAACAGGCCCCGGCGGACTACATCCGGCGCCAGACCCTCAAGGGCGCCGAACGCTTCATCACTCCGGAGCTCAAGGCCTTCGAGGATAAGGCGCTATCCGCCAAGAGCCGCGCCCTGGCCCGCGAGAAGATGCTCTACGAAGCCTTGCTGGAGACCCTGATCGGTCACCTGCCGCCGTTGCAGGACACCGCGGGGGCGCTGGCTGAGCTGGACGTGCTGAGCAACCTGGCCGAACGAGCGCTGAATCTCGACCTCAATTGCCCGCGCTTCGTCAGCGAGCCGTGCATGCGCATCACCCAGGGTCGCCACCCGGTGGTCGAGCAGGTCCTGACCACGCCGTTCGTGGCCAACGACCTGAGCCTCGACGATCAGACCCGGATGTTGGTGATCACCGGCCCGAACATGGGTGGTAAGTCCACTTATATGCGGCAAACCGCGCTGATCGTGCTGCTGGCCCATATCGGCAGCTTCGTGCCGGCAGCGAGCTGCGAGCTGTCCCTGGTGGACCGGATCTTTACCCGGATCGGCTCCAGCGATGACCTGGCCGGCGGCCGTTCCACCTTTATGGTGGAAATGAGCGAAACCGCCAACATCCTGCATAACGCTACCGAGCGCAGCCTGGTGCTGATGGACGAAGTGGGTCGCGGCACCAGTACCTTCGATGGTCTGTCCCTGGCCTGGGCTGCGGCAGAACGTCTCGCCCAGCTGCGGGCGTACACCCTGTTCGCCACCCACTACTTCGAGCTCACCGTCCTGCCGGAAAATGAACCGCTGGTGGCCAACGTGCACCTCAATGCCACCGAGCACAACGAACGCATCGTGTTCCTGCACCACGTGCTGCCAGGTCCTGCCAGCCAGAGCTATGGCCTGGCCGTGGCCCAGCTGGCGGGGGTTCCGAGCGATGTCATCGTCCGTGCCCGCGAGCACCTGAGTCGCCTGGAGACCACCAGCCTGCCCCATGAAGCGCCGTCTCCGGTAGCGGGCAAGCCTTCAGTCCCGCAGCAAAGCGACATGTTCGCCAGCCTGCCGCACCCGGTACTCGATGACTTGGCCAAGCTCGATCTGGACGACATGACCCCGCGCAAGGCACTGGAAATGCTCTATACATTGAAGACACGCATCTAA